CGAGGGTGCCGAAGGTGTTGGCAGTGTTGGCGTAGAACGCCGTCCATGTGACGGTGGTCAGCAGGCTGTTGGCCAGATCCACGCTGAGTGTTGCCGTGGTGCTTGCCAGGTCTGCGCTGTTGAGCTGCTCGATGCGCTGACCGAATCCGATGGCGGTGACTGATGCAGCCCCGGTGAAGCGATAGCGAAACTGGCCGGCTGTGGCACCTGCTACTTGTTGGCCTGTGACGTTGGCTCCAGTGCAGTAGCCGTACCAGCGATCAACGCTGTAGGCCAAAGCAGCAGCAGCAGTGAAGGTCTGCGCAGCGCCAGCATTGCGCTGGTCTACTGCCATTGCGCCATTGATGATTTCATTACGCATTCCCGCAAGCTGACCGCCGTTGAGGCTCGGCACCGTAAGGTTGCCTGTCATCGTGTCGCCAGCAACGTCCACTGCGTTGGCGAGTACAAACGCCGTAGTGGCTAGTTGCGTGGTGTTGGTGCCGGCGGTGGCCGTTGGTGCTGCAGGTGTGCCCGTAAACGTTGGACTTACCAGCGTTGCCAGTCCAAGGTTTGCGCTCGCCAGTGTGCCAACAGTTACCCATGCGTTGTTGGCCGCATTGCGGATTTTGAGCAGCCCTGTCGTCGTATCCGCCCACGTCATGTAGGCAACGGTTTCAGGTGGCGACGTGGCGCTACTGTTTTGCGAAAACAGCGCCAGCATGGCATCGTTCAGGTCAGCGCGGACTGCTGAACCACTGCCGTTTGGAATTATGTCTGTACCTATCCAGTCGTATGTGGGCATGGATTACGAGCCTTTGCCATATCCTACAGCCGACCACGCAAAAAGACGATCCACTGCGGTGCCACCGCTATTGCGGAAGGTCACGTCAAACCCGCTGCTGCTGACGTTGGTCACGTTGAAATAGTCACCAGATTGCAGGTTTTGAGCTGTAATACCAATAGAAGGCAAGATGCTGTTAACGCCGCCAAGCACTGCCGAGCCAGTCCAGAAGGGACTGCCAAAAGTAATGCTCTTGTTAGCAGCTCCGCTTTGCTCCGCCAGCACTGAGCTTTCAATACGACGCTGGAACGATGCCTTGTAGCCCAGCTCATAGCAGGCAAAAGCCTGGGACAATGTGAAAGCGGCGGCATCCAGCTTGAACTCAAATGCCCGTGCCGTAAATGTGCCGTTACCAAATTCTTGGTAGTCGCTCCATGTTGGTGAGGCAGTTGGGTTGTCGTCGGTGGTGCGTACGCAGACCTTGGAGTTCACCTGATCCGCTACAGCGCCTTCAAAATCCACCCATGTATCAATGAGGTCGGTGCGTTCGTCAATTAGATCGGATGGGTAAAAACCACCGGCAATAAGATGACGTCGTAGATCCAGTGAATACTTAGCGCCAAGGTCCAGCACTTCGGTGAACACATAACTGCCAGTGGCGGCAATATCGCCGGTATAGTCAAGATCCGGCAATAGGTCTAGATCGGTAATGGTGTCAAATAATGTTGAGCCACCCAGCGTAATGGCGTCGTATGTAGTGCTGTAAAACAGGTTGGTGAACTCACCTTGGAATGGAGGGTCTGTTGTGTCCTCACGTTTGTCCAGCAGTAAAAACGCACTAAGGGGATCAGGTAGACCAACAACGACGCTGGCCTCGCCAATGCTTTGCTTGCCGCTGCTATCTTCAAACTTGACGATGTACTCGCCCTCGACCATTGGCACAATTGCCTCAGTGCTGTACCCAGGCACTGCAGGGATTAGATCCTGCGAGTTGGTCCAAGAGCCGGTGCCGTCTGCAATGCTGGTATGGCGGATGTGAACGCGACCGCCTACTTTTACGTCGAGATCGGTTGCGGCATCCCACCGCAGACGTGCTGAGTTGGCGCTGATTTGTTCAATTGTCAGATTTCCTACATTGGCGGGCTCAGCTAATTTGCCCCGTGCTGATATGTCAAGGCGGGCTGGCTCTGCCGATGAACGCAATCCAGCATTAACACCATAAATCAATACTTCATAGTCGCCTGGCGTTGTGTCATATATGACGTACTCCTGTGTGGTGACGTAGCTTTGCGCCCAGTTACCATTTACTCTGCGCCATTTTACAATATATTGCACTGCATTAGTGCGGCCATCATCGTCTATGGATGCCAGCCAGCTAATGATTAGTTTGGAGAGTACCTGCCCAGACTCTTCATACAGCACCTCTACAAATGTCGGTGCTCGCGGCGCAGTTGCTGGTTTGTTTAGGTCGGTGATGTCACGCTGCTCTAGCGCTGTACCACGCTCGATGTAGTCGTATTTACTAGCGTTATAGGCAATAGCGCTGATGGCATAGTTGCTGCCGTCTTGCTCCGCGACGCTGAGCACTCGCCATGTTGAGGTTTGAATGTTGCTGGTTTGATAGACCCAAACGGTATTAACGTTAGGCGTTACAGAGAACGCTGCGCTGACGGTAATGACATTGCCAACAATGGTTGAGATAGAGCGAGTTTCAACGCTGCCATCTGGCATGATTACAGATAGATCAGCGCCCGCAGCAGTCAGGCCGGTGGCATCATCTGCCGTGATAGCTGTTGTAGTTGCAGCGGAAATGCGGCCACCGCGACGGGCGCCAGTCTTGACTGGATCTGCTACTTCAATGACTTGTCCTGGCCTGACCACCACGCCGGCATCGATGGACGCGGTGAAGCTGATAATCTCGCCTTCGTAACGGTTCGAGTAGAGAAGCCATTCACCGATGCGATACGCTTGCCCGCGACTGGTACAGGCGAAAGCACTAATTTCAGTTTTTACAACGCCGTACTTGGCAATGCCTTCTGCGTCTTCGACTGCTTCGTATGCAATATCACGACTGTTGAGATCTAGGTAACTAACGATACAAACCGTGGGGCGTGTTTTACGGCTAGCACCTTGGTAACTGAAACCCTCTTCGGTAATATTTGCCAGCGTAAATAGATAAGCGGTATCAGCAGGTTTATCTTGGCTGATGGTTAATGCGCCAGTGCTCCAATACGGCATTACCCGCATAACGGAACACATGTCGTTGATAAGTTTATACGCCTCTTCTGCTGTTTGGATATTGACGTTGCAACTAAAGCGCGGCTCTTGTCCGTTAAAACCATCATCCACCAACGCTGATGCGTATTTGCTAGCGGCAAAAAATGCAAACTTGTCTAGCTTGCTGGCATTGCCATTGAAGCTAATTTTTTCCGCATCGGTAAGGATATGGTCACCAAATCCGTAGCGAGTCGATGTGAGCAAGTCCCACAAGATCCATGCTGGGTCGCTGCACCACTGCGCTGATGCAAATGTGCCGTTCCATATAAAATCAACGGGATAGATAATGCGTCCGTTGGTCTGATCGACGGTGACGCCATTAGGGATACGCACCTTGATGCCACGAATCAAGTAAGACCTTGTTGGGATGCTGCTGAACTGCTCAGAATCGATGCGCGACCACACCAAGGCGCTGTTGGGATAGCGCAACTTGGCGTATATGATTTCGGTGTAGGTACTCCAGCTAAAAGCGTTGGTAACTTTTGGATCTGTGCTGTCTGGTCTGTCCCGCTCTACTTTGATGGTGAGTGGATAAACAGGCGCAAGATTGATTAGGTAATCGCGTTGATATGAGTCGCCGGTACGACCGTCAATGGTATCGGTTACGGCTAGGTTGTCGCCGCCGCCGTTGTAGTTGACGTAAATACGCAGGCCGACTTGAGATCCCAGTATGTCGCCTTCATTGGTAAAGGTCTGTAGTTGCGGAATCGTAATAGTGATGCGGACAGCATTAACGTTTGAATCGGTAATAGATTGCACCACGGGCGAGCCGTACTGCACTGCAAGGCCCACAGCTTTTTCCTCTTCAATGTCAAACGTGCCAGGGATGAATGGTTGATCCTGAGTGCCGTTGCGCGTTGCAATGGTGAAGTTCTGGAAATTGTATGTGCCGTTTGCATTTTGCAGTGGTGTGTTATCAATGAAAATAGATTGGGCGCCGTTTTTTAGCCCTTGAATTTCGCCTTCGCTGAGCAGGTCAAGAATTTGGGCATATTGCTTGGAATTAAGGCTGTCGTTTGCTGTGACAGGAGTGCGAGCCTCGCCACCGCCACCACCGCCTGCTCCGTAGATGCGTGCCATTAGTTATACACCTGCACAGTGTCGATACCAACGGAGATGACGACGCTGCCGACTATTGTCTCGCCATAGACGATAGGCACTGGTACGCCTTGCCTGCTGACGTTTTGGATGCCGCTGAAGCTGTAGCTCTTGCGCGGGTCATCTTGGCCGTCTGATCCTTGCGGCACTTGCGGCGTGGGCGTAAGCAGCTGGGCGACGCCGCCGAGGACGAGACTGGCGCCGGCAAAGCCAATGGCCAGAGAGATACTCGAAAACGCTTTGCCGAAAATTGTGGCCGCAACGCCGCCTCCAATTCCAGGGATGGCGATGGCCAGCGCAATCAAAGCCACGCCAGCAATAATACGCCCCACTGCACCAGCACCAGCCATCACGGGCACGATCTTGATTTCTTGTTGGCCGGCGGGGTCGTGTAGCTCTTCTAGGTCGAGGTCGTAGGTGCCGACGCTGACGCGGTAGTGCTGATCGTTCATGTGGCGCTCCAGTTCTGGCCAGTTCGCAACTAGGAAGCGCACCGCTTCAGCCGCAGTAGCTACGTCAGCTTCAAGCACACGATGGCCGACGAACTTAGCGAGGGCGCCATACAGCTTGATCTTACGCAGCATCGTTTTGCCTCATCGTTCTTTCATTGTAGGAAACTTAGGATGACGCAACCATCGGCCTGTGCATTTTTGCAGCCAGCCGCCGCCTCCGTAAAGATCGCGGCTGCTAAGGCGTCCACGAATGTGATGCAGCACCATGGCGTCGCCAATGTAGACACCGCAATGGTTTAAGCCAGGTCCGCTGATGTTCATCAGCAGAAAGTCGCCTTTCTGTATCGCTTCATCTTGATTCAACTCCCGAAATCCTGCATCACGCCAGCAGTTATCGAACATGGGTGAGGCTTCAAACTGCTCTGGCGTCAGTGGGCGCTCCCAGTCGCGCAAGCGCAGGCCATGGTCGGCGTACCAGTCGCGGGCTAGCGTCCAGCAATCGCTGATGCCCCATGCCCACTGCCTGCCGATTAGCGGTGCCTTAAACCCGGATGGCTTGCATTCACCCCATGTTTCGAGCTTAGGGTTGACGATATACCAAGGCAATCCACTGGCTTCGCAGCCCATTAAATCTGGCTGACTGGGCGATGGTGATGTCATCGGGTGCGAATGCACCACTGCGACTACCTCGCCTTGGTCTTCTGCGTCGGCGTAGTCGTCAGGGGCAAGAATAAATTGATCGTTGCCACTGCTGAGGTTGCGGCATGGTACATAATGCACGCGGCCTTTGATGACTATTAGCAAGCCACACGCCTCACGCGGGTCTTCCGCCTTGGCATGGGTTAATGCTGCATCGCGCCAGGTCATCCGTAGAAGGCTCCAATGCCGGGGTAGCTTCCAAATGGCAGCTCAGCGACGTTACCAAAATGCGCCTTGCAATCGGTTAAGGTCTTAAGGCATGTAGGCAAACCACCGCTATAGCTACATTCGGTTGATTTGTATACCCACTGACAAATGTTGGCAATACACTGTCGCTTTGGTGCGCGAACACCAATAAGGTCAAATGCCGACGCCAGCTCAAACTCCACCACGTCGCGGGTTTCAATAACTTTGCGGTCAACGTAGTAAATCTCGCGGGGGAACTCTGCCGTTGGATCTTCGGTTGGGTTGGTTGGGTCTAGTAATATGGAGCCGTCATCTTCTAATAGCAATGCAAAGCTATCTTCCGTCAGCAGGATGTCGCCACTGGCTGGAAAGTTTGCGCCGTCTAGGAAGCGACCTAATGTGCGGATGCGCGTAAACTTAGCGCCTTCTAAACCATCTGGCAACGTCAACAGCAATGCAGTGATAGTGCTAAGAATGTTGCTAATACGAATCTTGGGGCGCGGTAATTGACCATTGCCGCTGTATTCAAAGCCCTCGGCTTCAACGGGAAAGGCTAAGTATGGTTGGCTATTCCAGATTATGTTACCGTTAGTGCCAGTTGCATTTA